CATCAATGTTTGGGGCGTTCCTGACGGCGTTGCTGATCTCCATCTCATCGGTCAATTCACTGGGATTGATACTGCCTTCGCTAGCGAATCGCTCGTCATCGTTTCCGCTTCGCGTTACATGCGCGTGTCGTGGGTCATCACAGGAGGCAGCGCTGACTTCACGTTCGGCGTTGGCGTGGAGCGTTTCTAATGGGACTGTGCATGGACATGGAGCGCTGCGATAAGCCGCATGGTCACTCAGGACCGCATCGTGTTGTTGACGTCGTGGAGGTCCTTGATGATGCGGTTGAAGGGAATGACATTCCCGTTGAGGACGAGGACGAGGACAACGGCTACGAAGGAAGGGTTCCACTCATGGGGCTTTTCAAGGGGAAATGAATGCAGGACTTCCTTGACATCATCCTCATGTGCGTTCTGTTCTTGCCTGTGACGGTACCGACCAAGTCGGGTCTTGAACAGTGCAGCGGACAGATCGTTCGCGTCACACCTTATGCCGGCCTCAACTGGGAAGCTGGACCGTACTTCGGTCAGGTCGGCCTTCGGCTCGGGAAGCAAGAAGACCCCGAGGATCAACCAATCAACTAAGGAGAAGTGTTCGCTGTCGTGCCGTTTCGGTGCGAGCGAGTGATCGTAAGGAGCCTCGCTCGCACCGAACATGACTCATGGGATCAAGTGGATGGCTGACGAAGAAGAAGAGTACAAGTATCAAGGCAAGAATGGACCTCGCAAGTCCAAGCCTCAGCCTCGTACGTATGCTGAGCGAAAGCGACGTCGTGAAGCACGAGCGAAACGCATTGATGCGTTGATCGGTAGTGAAGGCGTCACTCGTACTTCTTTGCGAGCAAAGAAGAAGACCGGACGGAAAGCACATCCCAATCAGGCCTCTGGCTTCAAGAACCTGAAGCCGAGCGAGAAGGGCGAAACCAACAATAAGAGAGGGATCAACGGATCCAACTACAGGGACAACGCAGAAGCGACATTCGCTCATCTGCTTCAGCGCATTGAAACGCGCAATCCTGAAACGGGTATGACTCAAACGACTGCGGAAATCATCGTTGAGAATCTGTTGGAGATGGCGAAGGACAAAGACAAGTGGGCGCTTGATCAAGTGCTCGAGCGCATCCTTCCCGTCACGAAGCACACAGACATCAACGTCAGCGCTGCTCCGGCTGCTCAGTTCACAGCGCCGAGTCAGTACAAAGACCCGAACGAGTGGGAAGAAGCCGCAAAGAAGCGCGATGACGAGATCATTGACGTAGAGGCGACAAAGAAAATTGTCGCAACGAACGGTTCGGGCAAGACGATCCAGTGAAGCACTTCGGCCCTCAGCGTGGTCCTCAAGCTGATCTGTTGTCGTGTCCTGCAAACGAGGTCATGTATGGCGGAGCACGAGGCGGCGGAAAGACTCATGGAGTCTGCCTTGATTGGTATGCTCATCAAGAAAAGAATGGTGCTCACGCCTCAGGAATTATCTTTCGGCGAACTTATCCGGAGCTTGAGAACGTCATTGAAACGTCCAGAGAAATCTTTGCACCGCTCGGTGCAAACTACGTCACGAATGAGTGGCGCTTCCCGAACGGATCAAACCTGAAGCTTCGGCATCTGGACAAGGACAAAGACGCTGACAAGTATCAGGGTCATCAGTACACGTTCGCTGGCTTTGACGAAGCAGGGAACTGGCCGAATCCAGGACCGATTGACAAGCTGCGAGCTTGTTTGCGGAATACATACGGAATCAAACCGCGAATGGTCCTCACTTCAAATCCAGGCGGTCCTGGACATAACTGGTTGAAGCGTCGGTTCGTTGATCCGGCTGCTCCACTGAGCATTCAGTACATCGAGCAGCTGGATGCTGATGGCGAGCCGATTGATCCGTGGACGCGAGTGTTCATTCCGTCGCGCGTTGAGGACAACAAGATTCTTACCAAGTCACAGCCTGGATATGTCGCACAGATCCGCGATAGCGGACCGAAGTGGCTTGTTGATGCGTGGTTGAAAGGTAACTGGAACATCGTTGCTGGAGGCGCGATTGACGATCTCTGGGAGCCTGATGAAGACGGTACACCGAAGCATGTCGTTCGTCCGTTCGCAATTCCAGCAGGATGGCGCATTGATCGCTCATACGACTGGGGATCATCTTCTCCGTTCAGTGTCATCTGGTGGGCTGAGGCCGACGGTGAAACGTTCACAGACGGAGATGGATACGAAGCTTGGGTACCGAAGGGAACCGTCTTTGCTATCGCCGAATGGTATGGAGCGAACGACAAGGCAGAAGGCCTCCTGATGACTGATGCTGAAGTAGCGAAGGGAATACTTCAGCGCGAGCTTCTACTCGGGTTCAAGGGTCGTGTGAAGCCTGGACCTGCGGACAATCAGATCTTCAGCGTCATTGGAGGCTACTGCATTGCAGACGAGATGTCTGCGAACGGAGTGCATTGGGAGCACTCAAACAAAGGCTCAGGCTCGCGTATCAATGGACTTCAAATCCTGAGAGATCGCTTGTCAGCATCGCTGTCCTTTCCAATGGAGAAGCCTGGACTGTTCATCTTTGACACTTGCGTGAGTTGGATCTCTCACGTGCCGATGGTGCAGCGCGACCCGATGAACATTGAGGACGTGGATACCAAGTGCGAAGATCATGAGTACGATGCATCTCGTTATCGGCTGAATCGCCAGAAGGGCGAAGTAACATCTAACTTGATTGCGGGGATGCACTGATGACAACGCCCGAGGAGATCATCGTTCGGCATCCATCCTATCTGGAGCGTGCGCATCAGTGGAAGAAGATACGCGACTCCATTGAAGGCGAGGACAAGATCAAGGAAGGAGGAGCAGCGTATCTTCCTGTGCCTGGAGGGCAGACAAGCCAGAACGATCCGCGATACAAGGCATATAAGCTTCGCGCTTCATTCTTTGCCGTCACAGAACGAACGCTTGCAGGACTGCTCGGTCTTGTGTTTCGCATCAACAGTACGTTTGAGCTTCCGACTGCGATGGAATACCTTGAAGAGCGTGCAACGCCTGACGGCCTCGGCTTGAACAGTCTTGCGCGCGAAGCGATGAAGGAGCAGTTGAGCATCGGTCGTTACGGTTTGCTTGTTGATCTTCCAGCAGGCGAGAACACAGATCTGCGTCCCTATGTTTCACGGTTCAAGGCCGAGGACATCTGGAACTGGGACACGAAGTTCGTTGATGGCGAAGAGGTGCTCACGCGCGTTGTTCTGCACGAGGATGCCGAAGGCAGCTTTGACAAAAGCAGATTGCTTGAGCTGAAGTTTGAAGGCGATGTGTATGTGATGGTCATCTGGGAAAAGAAGGACGAGCGTGCTTCGGCGAAGGAAGAGTACGTAGTCATTGACACTGTTCAGCCAGATAGGAATGGCAAGCCGCTTGATCGCATTCCGTTTGTGTTCTTGCCGATGACACGAGTTGCGAAGCCTGCGATGCTTGATCTTTCCAACACGAACATCTCGCACTATCGGAACAGCGCGGATTATGAGCAGTCGCTGTTCCTCACAGGACAGCCGACGCCTTACATCTTCGGCGTTGATGAGCCGCCTCCTGCGATGGGCTCAAGCACAGTCTGGCATTCGCCAAAGGCAGATGCGAAGGCGGGTATGCTTGAATTCAAGGGTGCTGGAATTCAAGCACTCAAGGAAGCGATGCAAGAGAAGGAAGGTCGGATGGCCGTGCTCGGTGCGCGTATCATCCGTGACGACAGCGAGCGCAGCAACATCACCGCTGAAACAACGCGCCTGAATTCACGCAGCGATACTTCTGTGTTGCTGGATACGACGGATTGGGTTGAGAAGCGTCTGCGCGATGTGCTCAACATGATTGCTGAGTGGGTCGGTGTAGCTACCGAAGTTGAATTCGCGTTGAACAGAGATCACGTTGAAACGCGCATGGATCCGGCCTCCATTGGACAGATGGTCGCTGGATGGCAGGCTCAGGCGTATTCGTACGACACGCTCTTTGAGAACCTGCAACGCGGCGAGATCATTCCGCCTGAGCGCACGATGGAAGAGGAGCTTCGCCTGATCGCAAAGCTCGTGCCGCCCATGATGGTGGATGCGAACGACGAAGATGATGACGAGGACGAAGACGAGGACGAGGAAGACGATGCTTGAGCTGACGCTCGTAAAGCCTCGCACTCGTGGCATAACACTCGGCAGTGATCGGCGTGTTGCGCATCGTTGTCTGTCCTCGTTGCTGAACTACGCGCAGCGATGTGGCCGTGTCACAGGAGTCCACGTTGTCGTGACGTGGAACGAAGACGGCGTTGAGTACATGGAAGAGACTGGCTTCGCAGAGAACGGCTTCAGCATGGCAGGCGCACTTGAACGTGCGAAGGGAAAGCTTCTTGCCGACGGCGAATGAAATACTGCAAGATCGCGCAATCGCGCGTCAGCTTTTCATGCAGCGTTTCAAGTCGCATGAGGTGAAGGAAGTGATTGGCTTCCTGAACAAGCATGTCTATCCCGACGTTCAAAAACGTGTCACTCGTCAGTTGGAGCGGATCGAAGTCAAGGGACCGAATCCCGGAGCAGCAACGCTGAAGCGATTGCAAAGCATGGAGATTCAGGTCGGCGAAGTGCTCGGCAACGGATACTCCGATGCGAGGCGTCTGCTGGTAGGTGATCTTGATGCGCTCGCAAAGACTCAAGCAACGTGGCAAGCGGAGCAACTCAAAAGTGTTTCCATTGAGCGCTTGAAGCCTGTTCTGCCGACTGCGCTTCAACTCCGGACCATCGTTCGCAATCGCCCGTTTGAAGGACGGCTGCTGAAGGAGTGGTGGAAGGACCTGTCTGTCAAGGCAAAGACTGGCGTCATGTCTCAGGTTCGTCTTGGAATGGTCCAGGGTGAAAGCAACGAAGCAATCGTGCGTCGTGTGATCGGTACGCGAGCGCGTGGATACGAAGACGGAATCATTGGGCTTGAAAGACGCAATGCTACAACGATCGTTCGTACTGCTGTTCAGCATACGTCCAACGCTGCGCGCGATCTGTTGTACGAAGAGAATGATGATCTTGTCAAAGGTGTTCAGTGGGTGGCAACGCTTGATGTCACTACTTGCATCGAGTGCGGTGGCCTTGATGGTCGTGTGTTCAATCTTCGCGACGGTCCTCGTCCTCCTGCTCATATGCGTTGTCGGTGCACGACAGTTCCTGTCATGAGATCATGGAAGGAGCTTGGCATCAAGGCGAAGGAGATCACTGGCGAGCAGCGCAACTCCATGGACGGCATGGTTCCCGCGAAGACAACGTATGCGCAATGGATCAAGAACGCGCCGCCGAAGATCCAGAACGAGGCGCTCGGCCTGAAACGTGCGGAGCTGCTACGCAGCAACAAGAAGGTGGACATCACTCAGTTTGTTGATCGCACAGGAAGAACGCTTAGCCTTGACCAGATCGGCAAGTTTGAGTCTGCTGCATTCAGCGAAGCACCGATCGCTACGTTCAAGCCTGTTACCTTCAAGCCGAAGCTTGTGAAGAGCGCTATCAAGAAGAAGACCGCGCCGAAGCCGAAGCCTGCTATCGCTGACGACTTCGCAAAGGAGAAGGCGAAGACCGAAGCGATTGCAAAAGAGCTTGAGGAGCTGAAGAAAGCAACCGAGGCGGAGAAGCTCGCATCGCAAGCGAAGTTCCTGAAGCAGATTGAAGAGGAGAAGCTGAAGGCCGCCGCAGCAAAGAAGGCGAATGCGAAGTTTGAGCGCGAGCTCGCTGAGCAAATTGCAAAGGCTGAAGCGGAAACAGAGAGGCGAGTGGCAAGATCTGTCGCTGAGCAAGCAAGACGAGCTGAGGCTGCTCCAAGAACCTTGAAACAGACTGTGCCTATGCCGAGGCGAGCCTTTGACAAGCACAAGAGCGAAGTGTTTCAAGAAGACAACATCATCACTCAGCTTCAGCGCAAAGGTCATTCAAAAGCGCAAGCTGAGAAGCTATACTCGCAGTTTGACGAAGCCATTGACGTTTGGAAGGGAGACTCTGCTGAGATCAGGGCGTTCCAGCGTGGACAGATCTTGCCTACACATCCTGACTACGCTGAGCTCAAGGCGCATGTCAAGGCTATTGAAAACACTCTTGATCTTGCTCCCGGATGGAAGGGCTCTACGCTGTACAGAGGCGAGAGCTTCGCAGACGACATCAAGTTCAGGGGCGGTGCTCGTATCGCACAGGTACCGAATCCAAGAACGAAAGAACAGAACAGACAATGGCTCTTGGATTACTTGGAGAGCGGACGCACTGACTGGAAGTGGCGATCGCACACTGGATTCTCTTCAGAACCTGGAGTGGCCGAGCAGTTCAGTGGTCATGTAAATCCTGGGATCATGTTTGAAATTCGCTTGAAGCCTGGACGAGCAAGCCGAGCGCGCTCCATTGAGAACATCGGCTTCAATGAAGAAGAGTTTGAGTTGCTTGTGCCGAAGGATACGCAGTTTCGGATCCTCAATTGGTTCAAGGAGCCTAAGACAAAGAGCGGTGGACAGCGGATCCGTATCATCCTTGAGGAAGTGGAGAACACCTGATGGCAGAGCGCAACGCAAGATTTTCAGCGGACGACATATCGCATCGTCCTGGCATCATTGGGGATGAATCCATTGAGGTGACGGACGAAGAAGAGATGGTCCGCATTGTGATGGAAGGAAATCCCAAGCTCACCGAGAATCAAGCGCGAGAGCAGATTGGTCTGCCCGCGAAACCTTGAGCGTTAAACCGCTCATCTGTGCTGACCCGGAGCGTGTGATACGCGAAGGAATGTAGGCGTGACGCCGAACAGCGAAGGAGTGACTCCGGAGCTGCAATCAGAGGAAGGACCAAAGTGAAACTCGAATCAAGCTACGACAGCAAGGAAGGAATCCCGGACGGCTACGCTGATCTGTTCACAGAGGAAGACGACAAGTTCGTTTTCACTGGCGTGACAGGAATCAAGACGCAGAAGGACATCGACAAGCTGAACGAGGCCAATCGCAAGGTGCGTGCTGATCTCAAGAAAGCAAACGATGCCCTCAAGGCTTTCGGCGATCAGTCGCCGGAAGAGATCGCGTCTTCGCTTGAGGAGCTGGAAGAGCTTCGCGGGCGCGTGGACGATGGGGATGATGCGACCGTTGAGGAACGCATCAACAAAGCAGCGGAAGCAAGAGTGAAGCGACTGATGGGCCCGATTGAGCGCAAGCTCCAGAAGGCCGAAAAGGATCGGGAAGAAGCTGTCGGGTCGCGTGATGTGCTCCAAGGCGAAATCACTTCCGGCAAGATCACATCGGCGCTGAACAAAGCGATCGCCACGATGGGCGTTCGTTCTTCCGCAGTGGAAGACGTCCTGATGTACGAACGGATCTTCGAGTTCACAGAGGAAGGCGAGGCTCGTACGCGAGATGGTGTCGGCGTGACGCCGGGACTCAGCACAGACGAGTGGATGAAGGACATGAAGGAATCGAAGCCTCACTGGTGGGATCCATCAAAGGGAGGCGGTTCCAAAGGATCGTCGGGCGGGAGTTCTGCCAACGACGTTGAAAAAATGACTACTGAGGAAAAGCTCGGCTATCGCGGTTGATTCTCAGTAGCACATCAGGAGCTACTCAATGGCCAATCTGACTCTTTTGGAAGCAGCGAAAGGCATGGGCGACAGAGAGATCTTTCGTCAGGGCGTGATCGAGACGTTCGTGGAATCGAATCGTCTTTTTGAGTTGATGCCTTTCCGAAGCATCATCGGAGGACATGACGGTATTCTGCTCGAAGCGGAACTGCCGACTACG